TTCACTTCCGGTGGGGATTTTTCTTTTTTCATCGCCGTGACGCACCCGTCCTTCAGGTTTTCCAAAGGGGGTCGTGAAAACCGACCGGCTACGGAGTATTTTTCCCGCGCCATATGACAAAAACCGACTATCCATGACTATTCCTGCCAGTGTACCGGTCGCGCTTGCCTCTCATGGTTTCTTCCCTTATATTCGCACTGACATTTAAACAAGTTGAAATTATGGAAATATGCTACATCGAGGCCGGTGTCCTTGAGAGGATGCTGGCACGCGCCGAGAACCTGTCCGCACATGTGGACAGATTGTATGAGAGAAACCGCCGTAAGGAACCCGGAGAGTGACTGGACGGCCAGGATGTCTGCCTGCGCCTTGACATCTCGCCGCGTACCCTGCAGACCCTCCGCGATACCGGACGGCTGGCGTTCACCCGCCTCCAGCGCAAGTTCTATTACAAGCCCGAAGACGTGGAGAGGCTGATAACCTACGTCGGCATCAGACGCAAGGAGAAGGCTGTGAGAGAGGGAAGAAAGAACGGAAACCTTTAAAGAGCGGAAGAGATGGAAGGCATTATCGACAAGGAGAACGAACGTGCCCGCAGGTTCTTTGCCCTGCTGGACAACATGGAGAAAAAAGTGGAACGTCTTGCCCGTGACAACCGTCCTCCCTTCAACGGGGAACGGTTCCTGACCGACAGGGAGCTTTCCGGGACGTTGAAGATCAGCCGCAGGTGCCTGCAGGATTACAGGGACCAAGGACGGATTCCCTATATCCAGCTTGGCGGGAAGATCCTGTACAGGCAATCGGACATCGAGAAGCTGCTGGAGGAGAACTATCACGCTGCATTGGTATAATATCGTATTCAAGTTTAAGGATTGCCGCCGGAATTGCATTTACGATTCCGACGGCAATTTTTATTTAGCCTGCGGCTTCCTTGCCGGCCGCAGGCTTTCTTCTTTCCATCAGCCGGTCCATGTCCGAGGATATCTTCCGGTCGGTGACCTGGGCGTAGACCTGCGTGCTGTCGATATTCGTATGGCCCATCATCCTGGCGATGCTCTCTATCGGAATGCCCGCGGTCAGTGTCAGGGTCCCGAACGAATGCCGGGCCATGTGGTAGGACAGGTTCTCTTTCATGCCTAATGCCACACCCATTCCATGTACCTCGTACCAGAGGACATCGCGGACCGGCAGCGGGAATACCGGCCTGTCGTCATCCGTGGTGTTGTAAAGATCCAGTATCTGTCCGGCTATGGGATGCAGCGGGATGAACGCCTCCACGTCCGTTTTGGCGCGGCGGATGCGGATATACCTTCTTCCTTCCGAGGTCGTTCCGATGTGACGGGGATGGAGAGCCCTCGTATCCGCGTAGGCCAGACCGGTCAGCGAGGAGAAGATGAACGTCCTGCGCGCCAGCTCCATCATCGGGTCGGGCAGCGGGGTTTCCATCATCCGCTTCAGTTCACTGCGGCTGATATGCCTTAGTTTAGGCGCTTCTTTCCTCTCGTATGCCACGTCCTCTATCGGGTTGGCACGCAATACTTCCCGGTCCACGGCGATGTAGATGAGCCGGTTGAGCCAGCACAGGCAGTGGTTCACGTGTCCGTTCCTGTGTCCCAGCTCTTTCTTGAGAAAGACCTTGAACGATTCGGCGAACTCTTCGGTGATGTCCGAAAAGGCGATGTCCTTCATCCCGCGGGATTCGATGAACTGCCTGAGGTTAAGCTGCGTGGTCTTCGACTGGCGGTAGGTGGAGGTGGAATTGATCTCCTTGGAGCGGACCCTGAGCCGTTCGCGTTCCACCTCTCCGGCCTGCAGGAGGTATTCCGGCACGGAATTGGCACCGGATACGGTGGTCTTGAGCAGCTCTGCCGTGACCACTCCCTGGTTCCTCAGCAGGTTCCCGTACGCCTCTTCCAGCCGGCCTCGGAAGGCGGTAAGGCGGTTGTTCTCCCTGGCTGTTTTGATTTCACACTTCTTGCTGTCCCAGTCTCCGGGTTTGCAATAGATGCCTGTCGTGACAGCCGATTTCTTTCCGTCGATGCTGATCCGGCAGAGGACGGCGGTCGTGCCGTCCGATTTTACCTTGTTACGGTTGATGTAGAATAAAAGCTTAAATGTACTGCGCATGATAATGATTGTTTAATTGTTTAAGGATTAAAGAATAAGTTTCAAATCGCGGGTTGCCTCGACGAACCTGTCCATGTCCTCGAACAGTCGCTTCGGAGTTACACGGGCATATATCTGGGTGGTCTTTATGTTGGAGTGTCCCAGCATTTTGCTGATGGTCTCGATCGGCACTCCCTCCTCGAGCGTGACCAATGAGGCGAAAGAATGCCTTCCCATGTGGTAGACAAGGTCCTGGCTCAGCCCCGCCATCAGGCGCAGGGATTTCATGTTGGCCCTGAGCGTATGGTAGTCCTGCGGCGGGAAGAGGGTGATGCGGGTATCGTCACGATACTTCCCGATCAACGCGAGTGCTTCCGGCAGCAACTTGACGCGTCCGAGGTAGTCGGTCTTCTTCCGCCGGTATTTCAGCCAGAGGCTGCCCTCGTCATCCTGGAAGAGGTTCTCCCGGGTGATGCTTACCGCATCGGCATAGGCGGTGCCGGTGTAACAGGCGAAGAGGAAGAGGTCCCGGGTGATGACATGTGACCTGCGTTTTTCCGGTATCTCCAGATCGCGTAGCTTCTCGAAATTCTCCCGGCTGAGTGCTTTCGGTGTTGTCTCCTTCTGCTTGGGCAGCTTGAAGTGGCAGAAATGGTATTTCTCCGAGTGCCCCTCCTTGTAGGCGATGCGGCAGATCTTTTTCAGGATGGACAGGTAATGGCGCACCGTCTCCATTGCCAGTTTCTTCTTTTCCAGGCAGAAATCCTGATAGTCACGGATGAACTGCTCGTTGAGCTGTCCGAAGGCGAGGTCCGAGACCTTGAATTCCGTTTTGATGAATTCGGCAAGGGTGCGCCGGGTGTACACGTAGGTCGACATTGTCGTCGGTGCACGGTCCACGCCGACACGGGCCTTCATCTCCTCATTGTGCCGGTCGAGAAGTTTGAGCAGGGTCATCTGCATGCCCGCGTTACCCTGGAACATGTCCCTGACCGCGGCGGCATCGAAATCCTTTTTCCTTTCCATGAGGGAATTGAAGGCCGAGTGTACGGCAAGCAGCAGCCTCTCTATTTTTTCATTGGTCTCCACCGCTTCCCGGCTCTTGCCATTCAATCGGCTCTCACGCGCGTTCCATAGCCCGGGGGTACAGGAGAGCTTGCAGCTGAACTGCGCCATCGTGCGGTTGAGGGTGATCCGTCCCATGATCGGGGCCTTGCCGGTCTTGTCCGGCTCGCTCTTTTTCAGGTAGAGCAGCACCTTGAATTTTTCCACTTTCATAACGCTCTTTTTTAGGTTGTAAAAATACTCCTTTGAAAAGCGTCCTTTGGCATGCAAAACATTGATAAACAGTGAATACAAATCTGCTTTGTTCCTATCGGTAAAAATTCGGTTACCTGCCGTTGTTTTCGAAACAGGCGGCTAACAGTCTGGTAACTGAAACGTCGCAATATTTTGTTTTCTTTTGCAGGTCTGTCTGTTCTGCAAATCTTGCAAAATGCTTAATTATAAACGTTTTACGTTTAATTATCGTCATTCTGTTTTTTATTGCATTTCTAAATATTACTTATACCGGCCGCCACACCTTTGCCTGTACCATCAGTTTAGGCGAAGGAATCCCTAAGGAAGTTTTGCAGGTAATGATGGGACATTCTTCCATCAGAACAACCGAACTCTATGCCAAGCTTCCCATGGAGTTCGTCACCCGTAATCTTGACAAAAAGCTTTTCCATATTTGGGGATAACACTTCCTATTAAGCGTAAGAAAAGCCGCATTGCACCACCTGAAACGAGAGGTCAATGCGGTATCTCTTTTTCCATCCCATTTCTACGTTCGGGCTTGCCCGTTATCCACACAAAAACATAGTTGGGTAGCCTAATTCCCCGAAGTGATAAATCACACGGGTGGAGTGTACACTGGAATCAGCAAGCTGAGTAGAGGATTATGTAGACAAACCATCTATAAACATCGAAAAGAAGGTCATAAAAAAGGTCATCACTGTGACCTTTTTTTGTGACCTTTTTTAATCTTGCTTATTTTCAGCAATCACTCATTACCATTTACAATTTTCCAATGTCCACCTTTGGCAGCACCCTCACGTTGTATAAGTCCTAATTTCTTTAAGCGATCAAGATTATACTTGATACCATCCTCTGTTGAATTATCTATATGTAAGGCCAAATCTTTACGAGATGCAGCAGGATTTATCGCCAAGTAAGCCAAAATATCTTTCTGCATCTTGGAAAGTTTCTGGGTAGTTTTCTGGGTAGTGTCTAAGTTGGTGTCTGAGTTAGTGCCTAAGTTGGTGACTAAGTTAGCAGATGCATTAGGTCGTTCGAATGTAATCTAAACAAGTAAACCATCCGTTCTATATTCAAGTTCTGAAATCTTTTCATGTAAAATCGATGTGTGTTATTACGCAAAGAAATGTTTCTTGAAAAAGGCAGATATTTTGTGATTAGCTCTAAATAAAATAAAAAACGAAAAGAAATTTACCATATTATTTGTTGTGTTGAAAAATATATCTATCTTTGCACAAACTTAAAATAAGTGAAGCATGAAACTCAATAAAATAAAAATTTCGGGTATTTTCAATCTGAAGGATGTCGAAATATCTTTGGATGATTTAAGTGCATTGATTGCGCCTAACAATTATGGCAAAAGTAATGTGCTTCGTGCCATTGATTTCGGTGTCTTTTTTATGGAGGCTTCTTTAAAGAGAAAGTTATCATTGATGCGCAATCGTTCTCTCATACCCATTAATACAGCTTTGGAAGGTACTCCGTTTTCTTTTGAATTGGAAGGAGAATTTTCTAATGGAGAGAAAACATTCAGCTTTGTTTACGGCTATTCTTTTGAGTGGTGGAAGACCTCAAAAGATGATGGCGCCAGAATTATAGGTGAATACTTAAGAATGAAATCAGATGATGACTTGAAGTTCAGAAGTTATATCAATCGTGAAGATACGAATGTTGCTTATTATTTGGCTTCACCAACTGGCCGTTGTTCCAAACAACTTCTTGTCGATAACAATATATTGGCATTAAATAAATTGGCTAATTTTGATGACCTTTTCTATATTGACTCTATTCGTCAATTGAACAGATTGGATGTTCGGGAAATAGGCACTTTGCAACATCCGGATAGCTTGTTTAACATGATAGCACCGGACGATGATGTGAATGAGTTAAGTTTGGATTATCCTCGTGAGTCCAAAGTTGGCTATTATCTAAATAGTTTGAAAAAACTTGCTCCCAATAAATACGAATTACTGAAAGATGTAGTAACGGGACTATTGGTAACAATTGAGGATTTTGAACCTGTACAAATAGATTTACGTAAAGATGTAGAAGAGGAGGAAACGAAAGATTTGCCTTTCCGTTTACCGGAAACCTTTTACGATGTTCGTGTAAAGGAAAGATACAATAACCAATATACTTCCATCAGTCGCATTTCTTCAGGGTCAAAGAAAATATTCTTTATCCTAACTTTGGTGATAGCTGCGGAAATAAATAAGATTCCATTGCTTTTGTTGGAAGAGTTGGAGAATTCCGTACATCCAAGACTATTGCAGAACCTGTTAACGGCAATTGTGCAATTAGCGGGCGATACCAAAGTGCTGATTACAAGCCATTCACCTTATTTGATTAAGTATTTGGAGCCGACTAAGATGAAATTTGGTATTCCTACCGAATTGGGGGTTGCCGATTTTCGAAGCCTCAAACCCAATAAGGTAGCCAAGGTATTGAAGAATGCATCAGCGGAAGAAGTCTCTGTGGGTGAATATATGTTTGAGATGTTACTTGACATGGATTGTAACGATGAGTTGATTAACGAATATTTCAAGTAATGGGAAAAGGACAATCAAAATCACATATAGTTATATTCGTCGAAGGAGACACGGACCAGATATTCTTCGAAGGCCTGTTGGAATACTATCGGAATCATTCTTCTACTCCCGTTCATTCATGTGAAGTGAAGAATTTAAAAGGTGTGTCCCGATATACAAGCAAGGTTATAGGCAAGCTTAAAAATGAGATTTGTCCTAAGGCTCGCAAGAAAGGTATGGAAGTGAAAGCAGTTTGTTGCAGCTACGACACCGATGTCTTTGAATTTGCAGAACGCCCCATCGTTGATTGGAAGAAGGTGGAACGTGAAGTAAAAGCATTGAAGATACAGAACTTCTGCCAGATTAAAGTGGAACGTATGATAGAGGACTGGATTTTGGATGACATAGCAGGACTTTCCAGATATTTGAAACTGAATGAAGTTCCAAAGTTATCAGGTGATAATGCCTTTAACAAAATCCAAACTCTGTTCAAACGGGCTAACAAAGTTTACTTGAAAGGCATAAGTATAAAAGGATTTGTTGGAGAAATGGATTTTACACCAATCCGCAAATGCCGCAAATCAGCATTGAGTGAACTTGAAACATTGTTGAACGTAAATATAGATTAGGCCGATGAAATAGTAGTACTGTGACTATAAAAAAGAAGGAGAAAGCACCGCCAAGTAACCTCTCCTTCCAGAAAATTTAATATGGTTGTAATATTTTCCGACAGAATAGTCACCTGTCGTTCTTACAAATACGCTGCAAAGGTAAGGCTTTTATTTGGTTTTTACAAATTTCAGCCTCCTTTGTTGCCTATCTACAACCCTCCGGCAAGTTCTTGTCGCCGTATTTCATTAACAATTTATTAATGCTAAAAGTTTTCTTATGATAAAGAAAAATCAGCATGTTGTCCCCGTTGGTACTAAATGGGGAGTGAAAGGGGAGGGTAATTCTCGATATACAAAGGTTACCGATACTCAGAGAGAAGCTATGGTTGTAGCCCGTACGATTGCACGGAATATGCAATCAGAGTTAGTAATTCATGGAAAAGATGGTCGTATTCGCCAAAAGGATTCTTATGGCAATGATCCGTTTCCACCAAGAGAGTAAATATATGAAATTAGTAGTATTTAATGTCGGAAGCGCACTTTGTGTTTATGCGGAACATCAAACAACTCGAATAGTATTTGATATTGGGAAAGGAAATAACTTTTCACCAGTTAATGATTTTCTTTTACCTTTATATGAAAAAAGAGGAGAGCATAGATTGAAAAATAGAAATAATAGATATGGTATTAGTCAATTAATTGTTAGTCATCCACACAAAGATCATATTTCTGATATACAGGAATTTGATAAAAATTTTTATGCACATTTGTTGACAACGCCCAATTCTAAATCACCGAATGGAAATCCTCAAAATATTAATTGGAGAAAAATTACAACTCCTGACGATCCTGATGTGAAATATTTAAAACGAATGAAGATAGGAAGAAATTTACCGTTAAGAAGTTTTGATAGTGAACATCTTAAAATAGGTTATTTATGGCCATTAGATGTTGAAAACAACTCAGAACTTCTCAATGAGAGTTATACAAATAACGTAAGTATAGTATCCTTCTTGTCATTCGGGAATTATCGTGTTTTCTTACCTGGAGATTTGCAGAAGTTGGCAATGGGTGAATTTCTTAATAAAAAAACATCCATAAGAAATTCTTATGCAGAATCCATTAGAACAGAGTTAGCAAATGGAGTAGATTTTCTTATTTGCCCTCATCATGGTTTGAAATCATCCTTTTCTGTTGATTTGTTTTCATCGATGAAGGATGGAAAAACAAATAAATTGAATATCATCCCCGAAAAGTCTCTGTCAAGCGATGATGTAAGAACAGTTGATAGTCGCTATAGTACTTCTGAATATTGTAAAGGTAACAATAATCTATCTACTAAAGATAAACCTGTTTATCAAAGAAAGACTAGTAATGGTCATATTTACATAAACGAGAATGGTGATGTTGAGGTGCTAACTGATATAACTGATGTTATAAATCGTTTTTTATCGTAATTTGTAAAGCCGCTCTAAACTATGCAGAGCGGCTTTTATCTATTCGGTCACTAATTTGTCGAATTTTCTTTTTATAGGAAAAAATACAAATGAAAAAAGCTATGACATAAAACAAACATTCTGCAACTATCATAGATATATATATTGAAACGTATTTATCATATAAGAGACATATGAAAAACACGAATATGGCCATAGCAATATTTCTACAAACATTAGCTTCCTCCAAAAGAATAGGTATTTTTGCATCTTTAAATGATGCTTCCAAATATTCATTTTTATTTCTCCATTTTAAGAACTTCTTATTATTCCAATGAAGCCGAATAAGAAGTGGTTCCAAAAAAAGAGATGCTAATTTGGCAATAAATAATCCCATCACATAGCACACAATGAGAGTCTTTAAAATACTCTCGTCCACATATCCAAGTTGGGTATAATGGCATAATAACATATTGTATACAAAACCTACAAGAAGATAATTGTATAAATTATAAGACGATATGACACTGTCCAAAATTTTGTGTAAATGGAAACAGGATTCAGCTGTAAGTTTGTTCTTATATCTGGATTCTGTTTTCAAAAATAAGCATAAATTGATTCATAATCAAGCCCCAGTTATGAA